ACAGATTTATATTTAACCAATTCATTAGCGGGACAATCAAATATGTTCTTTGGTTGGGGTGATAACCCTGCAGCTGGTGGAGCATTAGCAACACAAGCTAACTACACAGGTTCATTAAGAGTTACAGGTTCAAATAACATTATATCTCTACCACAAGGTAGAGCAACTGCGTTTGGTGGTGGTGTGGACCAACAAGGTTATATTTCAGGTTCAGGTAATATGATTACTACTAATAATGGTGGTATTTTCTTAAATACAGGTTCATTATTATTCCCTAAAGTACAAAACAATATTGTTGGTGGTAATGGTTCAAGTATCTTAATGAACTTTACTACCTCATCATTAGCAGGTGGTCACCCGATAATTTCAAGTAACCTTATTATGGGTGGTGGAATTACATTAAATAGTAATAGTGGTTCACTTAACTCAGCACAGAATATAGTAGCTGGTGGTATAATTACATCAACACAAAACTTTGTAACTAACGTAAAACCAAGTGTTAACGCTAATATTGTTAATGGTGCAGTTACATTAAATCATATTAGTAGCTCAATTAACTTTACTAATAACTCTGTTATATCACCAATTACGGTTAATAACCATTTAAGTAGTTCAAATATTACCAATAACTCATTAACATTAGCTAATAATGCATTAATAGGTGGTTCGTCAAACACTCCAATATCTATATGGGTATCAGGTTCACAATCATCAAATGCAACAAGAAATATTACTGACAACTTAATTGGTGGTAAAAATGTTATTATTTCATCATCATTTGTAAGTTCCTCAAACTCAAATTTAGTATCATCATTAATTTATGGTAATGCTTTAACAGTTTCAGGTTCTCACTTAGCGGGAACAAACGGTGGTTCTGCATTCTTAGGTAGATTTAACGATACAACATCACTACACTTAGCACAAGATATAGTCTTCGCAGTTGGTACTGGTACAGGTACTTCAAATAGAAGAACAGGTTTATATATTGATAGTGGTTCAAATGTTGTAACATCAGGTTCATTTAGAAGTATTGGTAACGCAACAATATCTGGTTCATTAGGTGTTACAGGTTCAATAGATACAACAAGTGGTAGTCATACTTTAAGAGGTACAACAAATATATCAGGAACATTACAAGTTGGTCCAACAAATAATGAAGGTGTAATTAAGACATTAGGTGGTTCAAACTGGTTATATAGAAGTACAGATACATACAATACCATAATTGGTAACGTACAAGGTTTGAATAATGGATTCTTTGCGGGTTCTGAAAAGAATATGGTGTTGAATGGATTCTTCTCACCATTTGCAACAGGTTCTAATAACGTTATTATTCAAGGTGCTGGTGATGATTTTATCTCAGGTAGTGGAAACATCTTTATTGGTTCACACGGTAGTCACGCAGGGGGTAATAATAATATCTTACTTGGTTCAACATCTTATCCATCAGGTTCAATATTTGATAACAAATTTGAATTAGGTACAAATGCTTCATCAAGAATATTCCATAAACAAGGAACAGACCCATTACAAATTGGTGATGATACACAAGTAACAGGTTCTGTTAGTATTAGTACAGTAATGAACTTAAAAGCACAAGACCCATTACCAGCGGGTAATATCGGAGACTTAGCAGTGTCTTCGTCAAACCAACTTTACTTCTATAATGGAGCTTGGACATTAATAGTATAATATGGATTTAGAAAAACTTTCACCCATAATTGAAGAAATATTCAAACAGGTATTATCTGAAAAGAGATACCCGTATGGTGTAAGAGGTGGAATTGGAAATAAGGTAGCGTCAGGTACATTAAGAAATAGTATTAAAGCTGTACCATCAGAAGATAACACAATAGTTATTTATGGACCTGGTGGTAAACCTTTAAATCAAACATACGGAGATTGGGGTGGAAATGGTGACGTAAACTTAGGTAGAAGAAAAGGATTGAAGGGTGTACCTATTGATGTATTAGAAAGATGGATACAAGAAAGAGGTTTACAAGGTAGAGACAAGAGAGGTAGATTTATAAAAAGAAGAAGTTTTGCATTTGCAATACAAACAAACATAAAAAAGTTCGGAATCAGACCATCAAACTTTGTTGAAATTTCATTAGAAGTTTTATTACAAAATGATAAGTTAATTAACAAAATTGAAGAGTTAGCTGTGGAAGAACTGATAGATATAATAGAAGGAATATAATATGGGATTCGGATATAAAACTTTATACAGTAACGGATTAAATTCAAACACACAACTTAGACGTTCTGTGGATATGATTTATCAAAGAGGTGGAACATACGAGGTTGTCTTAACAGGTGACACCTATATTTCATCTATGGAATTAGATGTTGATTTATTTTCTAACGATAGTAAAGTTGGAAGAATGTCAGTAGTTCCTTATGATATAAGTCAATCAGGTGCAACATATACATATCGTTTTAATATAAGACCATATGATTATATGTCAAACTATGTACAGACAGAACATTATCAAAATTATTATTTGAATGATTGGTACTCAACAACTGAATTAATCAATTGGAATAATCCATATCCAAATAATATTAAAGCTAACTTTAAGTATGGGTATAAATATGTAACTGGTTCAACACAAGTTACAGAATATACAGGTAGTCCCACAAACAATTTAGACCATTATACAGCAATTCCATATTGTGCAACAAGTACAGGGTTCACCGCATCAGGATTCACTGATACGGGTGAGTATTTTGATTATGTGGGGGGTACTTTACAAATGGGTAAGGAGAAATTCTATCTTCCAAACTTTGACCAAGAATTAGGTTCTGTTGTTGGAACAGGATTAACCATCAATACACTTGACACTTATAGACGATTGTCACCTATGTCACAATTTTTGATGGATTATCCAACACTACCTGAAATGAGTGAAACAGCAAGGTTTTTAACCGATGCTCCGCGCATTCAGACTATACAAGAACACGAAAATTATGTATTATATTATTTAAACGGACAGACAGGAGATAGACAAGTTATTGAAGCGGATTTTGCGGTCTTTGAATTTTATGATGAGAATAATGTACAAATATCAGGTACCTATTTTGAACAACAATTAAATTTTAGTGGTACAACATATGAGAGTCCAACAGGATTTACTGATACTTTGAAAGTATTTGCATTACCGTGTGGACCAAAAGATATAACAAATATATTTGCAACAATTGATTTTAGTCAAGTTGCTTATTATAGAGTACAATTATTTTACGCTTGGCCAACGACTACCGTAACTACGAATAATAACAGAGTTAATATTGGTCCAATAGGTCCTGTGTCTGAAGCTTTCTACTTCTATCTATATGATAATTGTGGACCTGAAGATACAAGATTAGCGTTCTTAAATAATCGTGGAGGATATGATTATTATACTTTCACAAAGTATAGACAAGATATTAAGAAGATAACAAGACAAACATATGATAATAGATATTATGCTACCAATTTGTCTAGTCCTGACAGAAACATCGGTAGAACAGTTAAAACTTTTGATACGGATGTTCAAAGGGAATTTGTTTTAGAAAGTGATTTTCTATCTGAACCTATGGGAAATTGGTTGGAACAATTATTCTATTCACCTCAAGTTTACGAGATGAAAGATGATTACATCTCACCATTAGATAGACAAGATAAAGTGTATAAAGATTTAAGACCAATTCAAGTGTTATCAACTGAGGTTGAAACAATAAATGTTAAACATAAGAAATTAAACAAATATAGAATTACTTGTAAATACGTGGATGGTTTCTTTGTAAATAAAGGATTTTAATTTATGTCTCAACAACAACAAACGGTACTTAGAGTACAAACAAATAAACCAAGTAATATTACTGTTACAGGTGATACAAGTTTATCTGTATTTTACAGGTCAACTACAGGTATCACAGTTTCAGGTTCAGGTACAACGGCTAATCCATTTACTGGTTCATTTCCATTAGAAAGTGCTTACATAGAATTTCAAGCAACAGGAAATGGTATCTTATATTATGATGTTGCGTTGACAAATACTGCAATAGGTTATAACTTTTTACAGACATTTGTTAAACATCCTGCTGACCAATTTTATAGAACAATATTCACCTCTTTTTCTGCAAATAATAGTGCAAGTTTTAATCTTAAAGATGGTGACATTATAGCTTTTAAACAAGGTAGTTCAGATGGTGGAACATTTGATGTGTATTTTATTGGTGATGGAACGAGTACATCATACTCACCAAACGAATATGACTTTTTAGATTTATATTCTGATATTCCAATTACAATTAATAAATCATACGCTGAGATACAAGATATTAGTAAAAGAAACTCAGACTATTCTATTGGTGTAAGATTACCTGGTTCTAAAAAGAACAATAGATTTTTTGAGAACTTCTTCAACGTAGACCAAACATCATTATACTTTGATGCAACCGCTAAGGTACAGTGTCAGGTTTTAATTAATGATGAAAGTTATTTTAATGGGTATATGAAACTTAATAGAGTTTCAGTACAAAACTCCAAGGTTGAATATGATATAACATTATTTTCTAATATCGGTGACCTTTATGGTAAGATTGGAAACAACCTATTGAAAGATTTAGATTTTACAGATGTTGATTATCACTTCAATCACACTTTTGTAAGAGATAACGTATTATCAGGATGGAGATATGAAACATTAAAATCTGTTGAGGAAGTACCTTCCAATTATTTTTATCCTGTTTGTCATAATGGTTACAATTATCAACCATCAGGTAATACAACATCTGTATTATTAACAGGTACAACAGGTACTTCATTATATACAACAACCAAATTAGGTAGTTGGGCTAATACAGCTGCAGCTTATTCTGCGGGTGTTCAGAAATATAGAATCAATTCACCTGAAGATGGTCTAAGAGATAATCAACTTAAACCAGCCTTAAACATATATTCATTAATTAAACTGATATTCAAGACATACGGTTATACAATCAAGTCTGATTTTATGTCAAGTCCTTGGATGAAGTTGTTATATATGTATGGTTATTTCTCAAATGATACGGCAAAGTTCTCATATAAAACACCTCCATCACAAACATTTAGTTTAGATGGTGTAGAAGTTATATGGTTAGACGATATTGAAGCTTCATCAACCTCAGCTTGTTTTACAACATATCCACTTACAACACATAGTTGGACTTTATATGTGGTGAAAAAAGGAACAGGTACACCAGCATTATGTAATCAAGAGATTGTATTGAATTGGAACTTTGAATTACAACCTTGTTATGGTGGTGTTTCCCAATATTACAGTCAACCTGTGGTCATTCCTGCAAACACAACAGGTGCAACATTTACTTATACACAAGAACAATATGTAGATTGTGGATATGGTTGTCCATTTCAACCTGAATATATATACAATTTAGGATTTGACCCATCAAGTTCTAATGTTGGTTTATCCAATAGAGCATTATCTTATTTACCACAAGTTTCAAACGCAGTTGTTGAAGTAACCGATGGTGTATATGTAGATTTTAGTTTAATTATTGATAACCAAATAAAACAGATTGATATATTATCATCTATAGCTAAGAAATTTGGACTTTTATTTATTCCTGACCCTGAAGTACCAAATCAAATTATAATTGAACCTTACGATTATTATGTGGGGTCTGGTAACGTTTATGATTGGACTGATAAATTATCATATGATAAAGGATTTACAGTAGAACCAGTACAGAATTTTGTTGAGTCGGAATTAATTTTATCTGACCTTGAAGATGGTGATAGTGGTAACAAAGAATTTAAAGATAGTAATAGTAGAATATACGGAGAGAATAAAGTGTTTAATCCGACTGAGTTTAAATCTCAATCAAAAGATGTTAAGACAACATTCTCACCACAGATGATTAGAAAGTGGAATCCTAATAACAATCCGAATATTGAAAGTAATGCAGTAGGTATCCCATTAGGAATTAACTACACAGAACAATCTCAAGAGATTGGAACATCTGTGGATTGGGTTTACAAAGGTGTTAAGACAAAACCAAAATTATTCTATAATCTTGGTAATTTCTCACCATTCCTTGATGACCCTACTGAAGTGTTCACAATATCGGGTGTAACCACAGCTTATTTTAGAGTATCAGAGAGTAGTGGTTCATTCCCATCAGGTGGTTTAATTTCACCTGTAATATCTCATACGATACCGATGGGTAATCCTGATAGTAATAAGATTAATAACGATAGTATTTGTATCTTATTTAATTCAGAAGAACCTACAACAATCGCGGGAGATAGTGTAAGTTTATTCAACGCATTTACTTCACAAGATACGTATAATTTATTCTATGAAAATAGAATAGCTAATACTTTTGATAAAAATACAAGGATGTTAGCAGGATATTTTGATTTAAAATTATCTGATATTAAGAATTTAAAACCTGAAGATATTATCAAAATAAACGAACAATATTTTACTTGGAATAAAGTAGATAATTATAATTTAACAACAACAGAATTAACTAAAGTAGAATTGATACAATACAATTATACGAAAAGAGATTACCCAACAAGATATTTCCAATATGAATATTGTTTAGGTGATACAGGAACAACGTATAATTTTAAAACAAACTTCACAGGTACTGATAGTATCCAAGAAAGTAAGTATTATTATTCTATATTATATGATTATTTTGTTGGAGCATTAGGTGGTAATGTGAGTGGTTTTACAAGTTCAATACCATTTACAGGTACAACATATCTTCCATATTCAATTTGGGAAGTTGATGAGAACACATACAATACATCGGGAACCGATTATACAAATGACCCTCAAAGATATTTCTTTATTGATAGTATTGAAGGAGAACCTTTAGATACAATATATAATCAGAATAATCCTGTTTGGTTAATTAATTCATCCCAAAGTCAAGCAACACTTAATGTGTTTACAGGATGTACAGATTTTATAACAACAGCAACAGCTCTCGGTGTGAATATTGCAGGTGGTGCGGCTGTTTCAACATTTAACTCTGGTGTGACCATAAACGTAACAGATACAGGATATATTAGATATGACACACCATCAGGACAAGTAGATACATACTTTGGTTCTTTAGGTTCAACAGTTATATCAGGTTGTGTAGACTGTGAAAGTCTAAGATACGCTTATCCATTATTTGATTTGGGTAACTGGACATTAGTATCTTGTGGCACTCCGTGTCCTTAAAACTATTTATATAATATGAAAGGTTCAATTATTGTAACATTTGATGAATTAACTGATTCTTTAGGTGGTTCTTATTTTGATACGTATGTATGGACAAAAATACCACCAGTACAAAGTCGTTTAAGAGATAAACATTATACCGATATTACAAATCTATATTCAACATATTTAGACGAAAATGATAGATTTAGTTTTGCGTTTGGATTTGGTACAACTGGTGCAGGTACAAAACAATTTACATTTAATTTAACAAGAAGAAGTTATACAACAGATGATACTGATGGTAATATGGGTATTGTTGATGAATTAATTACAGGATTTACAACAACAACAACATCTAATTTAATTTCGGTACCGTTTTCTGGTCCGTTTACTGCAACTACAAGACCAGATTCATATGATTTTGAATATAGAGTTAATTTTAGTGTTGTGTCTGTAGGACCTACACCTACGCCAACGCCAACACCGACCGTTACACCAACACCTACACCTTCTCCAACACCAACCATTACACCAACACCGACTGCAACACCTACGCCCACACCAACACCTACACCTACACCAATACCTCCTTTATCATCTTTTAATTTATATATACAAGAAGGTGGATTTGGATATACAGGATACACACAATATTCTTCAGATAGTGGTGTAACATTTACACCTAATTTAACTTTAGGTCCACCTAAAGGAACACCACCAAATTGGTATGGTTTTGCTGTTGATAAAACTACAAAATATCAAGTAGCTTGTACCGATACTAATAAAACATACACATATTCATCAGATAGTGGTACAACTTGGACACAATATTTAGTTGATGGATTAATTTTTGCAAATAATCCTATTAAACCAAAATTAAGTAAAACGGGAACAATAATGGCGATGGTAGCAGGTGCATCATCAACACTTTATGTAACAGAAAATTACGGTTCAACTTGGAGAACATCTTCAGCTGGTGGATTAAATAATACTAATTGGGATATGTCTTTAGATGGAAAATATATGATTATTGGACAACAACCAGCAGCAGGTTCAGGTTTATATTATTCATCAGATAGTGGTACAACTTGGTCTACCGCATCAG